ACATATCCAACATCTTTTTATACATCAGTTGGTTATCAGTTTCCACAGTTTCCAAAACCTCCTGCTGGCTATAAGAGAGCTGGTGATTATTATCTTACAGAGTTTGCACCAAAGCTGGCACGCGAACTGGCTGAGTTCTTAGAAAAAAGCAATGCTAAGAAAGATCTTCGTGAGATCGGTGACTTCATGCTAAAGTGGAATGTTGCTAATGGTCTTAAGCAATATCATTTCCAATACGCTGCCGTAGTTGCTGATATTGCCGATTGGTATCCACAATACGTGAATAAAGAAAGCCATTTCTACTATGGATCAAATGCAGTGGAGTGCATTTCTTATCTTGCGATCAATAGAAACAAGATGAAGCAAGAAAAATTCCTTGATGCGGTTATGGATAAAATTTACGAAGACACTGGCGCATATGCATATAATGCAGAAGATGTATGCTGCGACTTTATTCGTTGGGTAGAAAATTATATTAAACCGGGTGCTGATTATAATCATCTAGATCGTGATGAGGTTTGGTCTTCATGTAAGATTATTGATCACCCATTTGGCAGGCAAAAAGCAATGTTGTCACTTGGATTAGTAGATTCTTTTAATACGATCAACTGCCATCCATCTGATAGTTATATTCTTGATATACATGGAATGAGCATCAAAGACTACAAACAAAAAGTGAAAGAATATGTCACACAACAATCATATAATTGATGGAATTAACAAGAATGTTGGAATTCTTGGTTATGACTCAGCAAAAGAATATTATCTTTCTCTTGCCGAGGGATGGAAACCATATAATCCAGATCCAGTTGTAGTAGATCATGATGGTGTTATGGTCGTGCGCGATGATCTTATTGTCGGCACTAAAACACGCGCTGGCGACTTATTGATGTCCAAACTAAATCATGATACAATAGTTTATTCACAACCGAGAGTTGGTTTGGCCGGCGTATCTCTTCTAGATGTAGCTAAACATTATAATAAGAAAATTGTATTGTTTATGCCTGCTTCTAAGACAATATCGCATCATCAAGCATGCTGTATTGAACAAGGTGCAATTCCTATCTTTGAACGAATTGCAGCTATGCCCAACTTAAATTTAACAGCAAAAGAATGGGCAGATAAGAATGATGCATTCTTAATTCCTCTAGGTTTGAAGCATGAACTTGCAACTGCTGGTATTGTTCATGCTGCATCAAAGATTCCTGAACCAGATGAAGTCTATGTTGCAATTTCAACAGGTGTTTTATCTAGGGCATTGCAGATCGCATGGCCCAATGCAAAGTTCACGTGTGTTGCTGTAGCCAGAAACCTGAAGCATGGTGAATTGGGCAGGGCTGATGTTATTTCTGAACCTCTTGACTTTCAACAGGAAGAAGCAAAAGAAAACCTTCCTCCGTTCCCGGCTATATCTACATATGATGCTAAAGTTTGGAAATATATCCCAAAAAATAGTGGAAAAAATGTGTTAATGTGGAACGTTGGCGCAGAACCAGTGTTAACAGATCCGACAATTTATGATAGAATAGATTCATATCGTGATTGGAAAAAGAAACAATGAAAGTATTAGTTACTACACCTTTTACTCCTATCTCTAAGAATGTGTCTTCTCACAGAAGCGCTCAAGGGGTAATCTATGCTGATCAACTCAAGAATATGGGTTTTGACATTCATTTGAATATGACTGGCAATATTGATACAGACTATAATGCCTATGATGCGATCTATGTCTATCATGGCAATGACTGGTTTGGAACACTCAACATGTTCGGCGGCGTACAAAATTATGCTAACATTAATAGCGTAATTAATATGTCCAAATTTAAAGGAATGGTGTATAGTATAGATATTGATTTTCCAAATTACTATCAAATGCTCATGGATAGATTTAAATCAGCAAGCTCTAAACATGCTGATTGGGATTTGGTTGATTGGGATAATTATAAAAAGATTTGTGAAACAGCTATGACTATTAGACTGAATGATGCAGTCAATTCTCTTAATATTGTTACTGGTGATTCACATTCTATTTGCATGTATAGACCCGGTTGGAGAGTTAATTCGGTGCCATTTAAAACATTGCATGGCGCATTGAAGACTGGACTTAGCAAGTTTCTAATTCCCACCGAATTAGATTTTGAGCATGTAGAGTTTTACTTTGGTAATATTGATATTCGTCATCATATCTTGCGACAAAGTGATCCTGAAGGTTCTTTGAAAGAATTAGTAAGAGAGTATACTAAACAAGCTCTTGGTATTGCAGAGATGCATAATGCTAAAGTAAGAATTTATGAATTGTTGCCTATCGAGAATGAGAGTAGAGTGCTACCTAAAACAGGTTATTATAAAGGCACTCCATTCTATGGATCATGGGCAGATAGAAACAGAATGCGTCTTATGTTTAAAGAAGAACTAAAGAAGTATGAACATAAGTGTTTAGAGATTGTTGAGTGGACAGATTATCTCCTCAATGATAAAGGTGAACTTGATTTTGAGTATATGGAAAAACCAAAGTCTGTTCATCTGTCAAGAGAACACTATCCATATTGGCAGGGGTTAGAATGGAATAAAAAGTATAATACACTTTTGGAGTATTTTGTATGAAGAAAGAAAAGGATAAAAATATTATGTATAAATTCAACGAAGAGGCGCTTTTGCGGCAACTCGGAGAATATATAGAAGGTACCTACACAAAACACTATGTAGGTCCTGATAATATCCAAGCATTTGAACTTATAGCTTCAACTGGCCATGGTACAGGATTTACCATAGGTGATATTATTAAGTACGCCGCTAGATACGGCAAGAAGAATGGTAGAAACAGAGATGATTTAATGAAGATACTTCATTACGGAATTCTTGCACTTTATATTCATGATAAGGAGAATAAAAATGGAAATTAAAATTCAAACAGAAGAACTTAGGAAGTGCAAGCTATTTGTTGCTACACCTATGTATGGTGGACAATGCGCAGGCATGTTTGCACGAAGCATTGCAGATCTTTCTGCTTTGTGTACACATCATGGCATTCCGCTTCAGATGTATTTCTTGTTTAATGAGTCATTGATTACACGAGCAAGAAACTATTGCTGTGATGAGTTTATGCGTTCAGATGCAACTCATATGTTGTTTATTGACTCTGATATTGGATTTAATCCGCAGGATGTCATTGCGCTTCTGGCACTCCAACAACAAAACGAAGATTATGATGTAATTGGTGGACCTTATCCAAAGAAATGTATTTCTTGGGAAAAGATCAAGCACGCTGTTGATAAAGGTGTTGCCGATAAAGATCCAAATATTCTTGAAAAGTTTGTTGGTGATTATGTGTTCAATCCAAAAAGTGGTACTGGATCGATCCCAATTGGAGAACCAGCCGAAGTTCTTGAAATTGGTACAGGCTTTATGATGATTCGTCGTAAAACATTTGAAGCATTTAATGAAAAGTTCCCACAATATCTTTATAAGCCTGATCATGTAAGAACTAAGCATTTTGATGGTTCTCGTAAGATCATGATGTATTTCCAAGCAGAAGTAGATCCTAAATCTGAACGCTATCTCTCTGAAGATTACTGGTTCTGTCAGAAGTTGCAAGAAGCAGGTCTTCGTACTTGGTTGTGTCCTTGGATGCAGTTACAACATGTTGGTACATATATTTTTGGTGGTTCATTGGCAGATCTTGCATCAATTGGTGCTTCTGCAACTGCTGATTCTGATCAACTTAAAAAGTAATTGAAGGGTTTTATATATTATGAAATTGGATACGCGAACACTACAAGTTCTTAAGAACTTCTCGACTATTAATCCTTCTATCCTTATTCGTAAGGGTAACTATCTTTCTACCGTATCACCGGTTAGAAGCATCATCACACGTGCTAAGGTAGATATTGAGTTCGAAAATACATTTGCTATTTACGATCTCTCTAAATTCCTTAGCACACTATCTCTTTTCGAAGATCCAGAACTTACTGTCAATGAAAAGACTATTACCATTCGTGGTAAAAATAATGTTGTCAACTACACTCTTGCAGAAGCTGCAACTATTATTTCTGCTCCTGAGACTCTTAAGGATTTCCCAGAACCAGAAGTTAGCTTTAAGCTCACTAACGAGTCTCTTACAAGCGTCATGAAGGGTATGGGTGTCCTTCGTCTTCCTGAAATTGCTGTCACCGGTGATGGTAATGATATCATGCTTCAGGCTATTGACTCTAAGAATCCTAGCGGCGATGTTTACTCTATTGTTGTAGGCAAGACTGATAAGAAGTTTAGAGCAATCCTTCGTGCAGAAAATATCAAGTTGTTGACCGGTGATTATGATGTCGATATTACATCAAAAGGTATCGCCAGATTTACTGGCAATGATATCATGTATCTTGTTGCAGTCGAAGCAAATTCAACTTTCTGAGGTTAACAAATGGATGTTAAAGAACAGTTCTTGTGGGTGGAGAAATACCGCCCCAAGACTATCGCTGATACT